AGGAAACTCCGCCTGAACCTTCCACAGACGAAAAACCTGACGAAACTACTGAACAAGAAACAGAAGAGCCTGAGGCAGAATCTGACGATGAGCCTAAGGAAGAAGAAATTGTTCCAGAAAAAGACGTTGAAGTTGATAGTGAATCAAAAAAGAAAACCCCAAAGCCAGTTGAGGGGGAAACTCCAAAAGAATTTGCTTTGAGAAAAGAACTTGAAAGAGAAAGAAAAAAAGTTAGAAATTTAATGTCTAAACAATTAAATGTTAAGAAACAAGATAGTGATATCTTTGTTGATGATAAAGATTCTCTTAAAGACTATGACCCAGATGAAATTACTAGATTAGATAAAATCTTACAATCTCGTGGGTATGTTAGGAAAGATGAATTACAGAAACAAACATTTAAAGACCAAACAGACCATGAATTAAACGTTTTTCTTAAAGAACACAAAGAGTATTTGCCAGAGAATGACAAAGAAAATGTGTTGTGAAATCAATTCAAGGAAGAGTTTAGCATTCTAAGAAAGCCAGCCAATGTAGACCAATACAAGGACTTTCTAGAAAGAACTCATAAATCTATTTTTGGTAACAAAACTATTAACAAAAACACTGCTGCTGCAGCCAAGGAGAAACTACAAGTCGCTTCGCATGGCTCAACAACAGTGAACAAACCAAAAGTTCATTCTAAATCTTCTAGTATTACACCTGAAATGAAATCTCATTTAAAGGGTTTTACAGATGAAGAAATAGAAGACATGTTTGGTTCTTAATAGTATTAAAAACAAGATATGGCAGGATTCAGTATAGTTACTTCTCCAAATCCAGTGGTTTTTGAAAAAAAGACACATAATGGTGGAGTATTTGCAATCGGTGATATTGTCGTTTTAGAACGAACATCAGATGCATACGAAGTTACAACTTGAGCATTATCCAATGCTACAACCGTAAATTTGTGTGGAATTGCTATGGAAGCAACAACTTCCTCAAGTACAAAAGTTTTAGTAGCTTTGATTGACAACCAACAACAATGAAAGTGTGAATCAACTTCTACAGCAGATACAGATGACAATTCATTAAGACATGAAATGACAGATGGTAATACAGTGGCTAATACAAGCTCTGATATTACAACAACAGCAGGTATTTTTGAACAAACAGGTATTGCAGCAACAAAGGTCGTTGTAGGTAAATTCATAAAAATTGGTCAAGCAGCTGCTTAACTTTTAATAAATAATTAAACTCGTAATATGTCTAGCGCTCCTTTAAATATTGCACAAGCAGCCGACTTAGTTGACAAATCAATTCAAAATATTTGATTGAAATCAGCAGGTAAGCCAAATGAGCAATATAAAAAATATTTTAATTTCAGAACATCTACAGACTTATATGAAAAAGATAGTGGTTTATCAGGGTTAGGTGAAGCTAATTTTGTTGAGGAAAATGCAGTAATAACTTCAGATGTTCCAGTTCAAACTTATGACAAATCTTATGAACAAGAAATGGTTGCTACAATTATTTCTTTTACATATAAAATGTGAAAGTTTGGAATCAAAAAAAGAGACTTAACCAACGTTGTCAGTGATTTAAGAAATGCTGACCTTCGTGTTAGAGAAAGATTGTGTGCAGAAAGATTAGATAATGGTTTTGAAACAATATCTTATACTCATCAAAATGCTAATGGTACTTCAAGAGTTATCAGTATAGCAGGTGGTGATGGGTTAGGTGCTTTTGATGATGACCATACACGTGAAGATGGTGGAACAAACATGAACAACATTGTTTATGATGGAACAACTTATAACCTTGCATTTGATTATGCAGGTGTTAAAGCAGCTCTTAGAACTGCATCCTTATTTGTTGACCCACGTGGAAATCCATATATCGCTAAATTAGATACACTTGTTGTTAAAACAGGTTCTAATAATTATTTCAAGGCTATGGAAATTTTAGGTGCTATCAAAAAAGGAACAATTCCAGAATCTACAGATAATGATGGCGCAGGTGTTCCAGCATTTAAAATTATCCAATTAGATTATTTAGATAATGCTGCATACTGATATATGTTTGATTCATCTAGAATGTCAGATAGACAAGGCTTCCAATTCGTAGAATCAGAAGCTCCTATTGTTGACCCAGTCAACATTGTTTATAGCACAAAAGAAATTCAAACATCCGCACATTCATTATTTGACTTAGGTCATAATGATGTTGCTCGTATGTGAGTAGGTTCTTTGGGTGATAAATCAAATCCAACATCCTAGTAAGTTAAAAAGTTTGGTGGTATCTTTTCAAAAACCACCAACTTAATTGTTTATCTAGAAGTGAGTGAGTAGTTTGTCGCTACAATATTCTATACACTAGATTAAATTTATAATATGACTATTAACGGACAACCTTATAGCCAACCAAGAAACGTTAACTTAAAAAACGGTATCTTGATGTTTGGCGATACTAATACTACTTCTCCTTTAGGAACTACCTATAATGGTTTATACGTAAATGATTCTAACGAATTGATTTATGTTCATCAAGGTACTTCAGTAACTATTGGAACAGGTGGTGGTGGTTCTACTCCAACATGAGATGATTTATATGATGCTGATAAAACAATGCAAATTGACAGCACTACATGAACTCTCGCTGGTGTACATGCCACAAACGATGTATTAACAGTTACCAATTCTGGTACTGGTGCTGCACTACAGATTACTTCAAGTGGCACAGGAAAAGATATTAACGGTACTTCTGATACATGACATATTTCCAAAGCTGGTTTAGCTACATTCGTAAGCATTGTTCCAGGTGGAGATATTACTTCAACTGCAATCGCTATTGACTGAGATTTAATAGATAATAATTCTTCAGCTTTATCTTTTGACGCAGCTGGTAAAACAGGTCTTATTGCTATTGTTACAACTAATGCAGGAGAAGGAGTTACAATGTCTGCAACTTTAACAGTCGCAGGTGCTTTTGCTTGTGGTGTTGGTTCTAATACCGTATCAGGTATTGTTGTTACAGATAATACTGTTACAACCTTTGGAGCTAATGCTGACAGTGCTGGTGTTGCTGTCCTTCGCTCAACATCTTTAACTACTGGTTCTTTGTTACAACTTCAGTTAACTGAAGGAACATTGAGTGGTGGTTTTTATTTAACTTGTCGTTCAGTCGGAGTAGCTAATGTTTTAACTATTGGTGAAAATGGTAGAATTACTATCGTTGGAGCTGGTGGGTCAAACATGTTGGCTATTACAGCTGGTGATGCAGTTTTATCAGATGGTTCATTAACTATGACAGACGCTGATAACGCAGCTTCATTAAGTATTACCAATAACACAGCTACAACTGCTTCGGTATTTGTATTTGCTGGTTCTGGTGTATTTACAGGTTCAACAACAACTTCTTTTGTAACAATCACTCCAAGTGGTTTAACAACTGGAACTGCTGTTTATTTGCCTGTTGCCGGTTTAACAACTGGTAAGGCAATACATGTTGTTGCTAACGCTTTAACTACTGGTAATTTATTATCAATAACTTCAAGTGCTACAGCAATCGCAACTACTGGTAGATTATTAAGTGTAGTTCACTCTGGTGCTACTGGCACAAGTGCTGTTCTATCTGAATTCTCTTCAGCAGCTACAGACGAAACAACTATTCTTAAAGTCACAGCCTCAGCTGTATTAGCTGCTGGTAAAGCTTTTCATGTTAGTTGTGCTGCTATGACAACTGGAACTGGTATATATATTAATGCTACAGAAGCAACTATAACAACAGGAAAATACTTAGAGTGTTATGATGGTACTGCTAATGATTTTAGCATTGCTAAATACGGTGCTACTATTATAGCTGGTACAGCTCAAGGAACTGTTGCTTTAACAGTAACCAAAGGTGACTTTTCAGTTACTGATGGTAATGCTACCTTAGGTGGTAAATTTATACTTTCTGGTACAGAAACTATTGCTGGCGGTGGTACTTCAACTGCATTGGCTCTTACAGAGACTATGCACTATGTTGATGCAGACGCTGGTGGAGATATATTTACTTTAGCAAATGGTGTAGAAGGTCAACTTATGTTTATCGTCTGTGCTTCTGCTACTGGTATTTGTACAGTCACACCTGCTACTATGAAAGGTGGTACAAGCGTTACAATGAACGCAGCTGGTGATACTGTTCTTTTAGCTTATATTGGAACAGGATGGTCAGTATTAGGTGGAAACGGACATACTATTATAGGGTAATCCTCATATTTTTTGCTGGTTT